CGCCGCCTGCACCGTGTAATTGCTGACGGCCGACCCATCGACGGTGATCAATATGATCTCGTTAATGTCGGTGGTGTCGAGGGCGTAGACGGTGGACGTGCCGTCGCCGCGGAAGGTATTGATGCGGCGGTTGGTGAGCAGATTGACGGGCTGGTGGAGGGTACCGCCGCCCGCAGGGGCACGCCCGATGCTGGTGGTGGGCACAAACCCCTCGACCGTCTGTAGGGCGTAGCCGTCGTAAACGTAGTATTCCTGCCCGTCGAGCAGCCACAGCCGATCGTCGAAGACAAAACCGGTACTTTGGCTGTCGGCCAGCGTACCGATTCGCACCCCGTCGATGCGGTACAGCCCCGTACCCGCATGAATGATGGGGACATTGCGATAGAAATACAGGCCGTGAATGACGGCGCCGAAGTCCCGCAGGGCGGTGCGTCCGGGGCGGGTCTCCAGAAAATCGCTGTAGCCGTCGGTGTAGGTCTTGATCATATTTTTCATGTCGGGCGAGCGGTTGGGGCTGACGTAGCGGGACTGGGTCGCATGATCCACCCCGCCCAGCGCCTCATACGCCACGCTCACCCGCTTGGATGCAGATGGTATTTTCATTGTTTGCTACCTCTTAATTCTTAATTCTGACCTCTTACCTCTGCCTTTCCCCTCTTGCTCGTGGTAAACCGCCCCATCAGGTCATAGGCATCCTCCCGCCAGCGCACCGCCTTGCGCTCGTCCTCGTCCTCGTAAACGTAAAAGGCGGCCAGAAGCGGCAGCGCTACCGCTGCCTGACGGCTTAAGGAAAGGGGCGTATCGTCGGACGATTGCGGGGTCAACGGCTCGGGCAAGGGCTCGTCAAAGGCGGTTGCCACAATGACCGTGGCGCGGTTGACCGCCTCTACAAACAAGGACGGAGCGGCGGTATATCGCTCCTCGCCCTGCGCCCCGAGGCGCAAGATCTCCCCTTTGATATCCTTCCATGTTTTCATAAAATTCCTCCCATGAATAGGTAATAGGTAATAAGTAATAGTGAAGAGGTGTTGGTAGGAAGCTTCGCTTCCCTTTATATAAAAGAAAGCGAAGCTTTCCTCCTTTACTTATTCACTATTCACTCTTACCTCTTCCCTCGCCGTCAGGCGCTGTGCGCCTTAATAACGTACAGTTCCTTGGGGCGAACCACCTTGGCGCCGTAGGTATCCAGACCCTTAACGGCATCCTGGAAACGCTGGGCGGGACGGTAGGCTTCGGTCTGGTTGATCTGACCGGCAAAGGCGATGGCCTTCTTGGTACGGATCATCAGATAGTCGTCGGTACCGTCGTTGTGCAGGTTGGTGGAGATCTTGACCATTGCCCCGTTATACATGCCCACAATGCCGCGCTTGATCAGATCGACATTATCGGTATACAAGTCGGTCAGAGCCTCCTTGAAGAGGTTGTAGAACCAAGGGGTGACGGTGATGACCACCTCGTCGTTGATCTTGACATCGTTGCCCCACAGGTAGACAAAGCCGTCGTCCACCGCCTTTTTGGCCGCGGCGGCATCGGAAATGGCGGTCGAGGCCGAGAGTTTGCCGGCATCGACGGCCTTGGAAGCGATAAAACGGTCACGCTCCTGCGCCAGCGCGGCGGCCGATTCCTGCATCAGTGCCGGCATCAGGCCCTCGATCGACTGCGCCTTGTCCACATCGTCCACGCCGAAGTTGAAATACTTGGCCTGATCGATGTCGAGATACTGTTCGGTATCGGCCACCTCTTCGGGCGCTCCGATGTCCTCACCGGTGTAGGTGCCGATGGTGGGGCGGGACACGCCCAGAATCTTTACACGGGCGGCGTGTTTGGCCTCGCCCTCAAATTCGGTGTTGCAGTCCTCCTGCATCACCGATGCCTTCTCCAGCTCGGTCTGGATGTGATTGGACCATACGATAGGTTTGAAATTGTTGTAAGCCATGATAAAATTCTCCTTTTTTATTCATAGAAACCGTAGGTTTCTACCTTTTAATGCCTTCCCCTTGAGGGGAAGGGGGACCGCCTTGGCGGTGGATGAGGTGCTTTCTGGCCTGATCCATTTTTATTGCCACCCATCCACCCAACGCACAGCGTATCGAAAAGGCGGTGGCAATAGCAATGCTTCTGTCCGGACGGCACCTCATCAGTCAGCCATTCGGCTGACAGCTTCCCCTCAAGGGGAAGCCTTTAAGAGGTTGGAAGCTCCGCTTCCTTTGAATTACTTCCACTTGGTCATAGACTTCTGAATTCGTTTCAAAAGTCCCGGATCTTTTTTGAAGTCCTTATCGGTCAGCGCATCGACCTGCGCCGGCGAATAGAACTCCTGCACACCATGTCCGTCATTGTTGACGGCGCCGGGTGCGGGCGGCGGGGTGGGGGTGTTGCGGTTTTTTTGCGCATGAAGGATCTCATAGGCGGTCAGCGCATCGACTCGGCCGGTGGCCATGATGTGGACAAAGTCCTGCGGCAGATCCTCGATGCCGGTCGCGGCAAAATCGGGATATACCTTTTTGATGGCGGCAATGTCCTGCTCCACCGTCGCGCGATCTCGAGCGGTGCGAAGCGCCTTGAGTTCCTCCTGCTGGGCCTGCCAACTCTCACGCTCGGCACGGAGCGTACCGAGTTCCTGCTCGGCTCGCTCCTTGGCACGGCGCATGGCGGCAAAGGCCGAATTCTCTTGGGGTGTTTGCTGTACTTGCTGTTCCATATTTCTTCTCCTTTTTTACGCATAAGAGTTGCGAAATTTATTTTCCATCTATCATTTCTCATTTATCATTTCGCATTTCTGAAGGCTCTCTGTAAGCCGTTGAAAATGATGAATGATAAGTGATGAATGATGAATGCTGAATAATTAGGAATTATTCCTATTCTATAGATGCGGTGCGCGAAGCGAGCAACTGTTCCAGTTTTCCTTTCGGAAGCGCCGAATGGCTATCCAGCAGACTGACATACTCGTCAAGCGTGAGGTGCCCGCCGTTAAAGAGCCCGTCGAGCGCCTGCGCCGCCGCGTAGCGGGAATAGGGCGACTCGCTGGAAATGTCGATGCGAATGGCCACGCGCAGATCCCGCAGCGCCGCCGCCTCCACAAACTCCTCGGTGCCGTCCCGCAACAGCAGGGTCAAGCCCTCGGGATGGTAGATGCACCACATCTCCAGCCACAGCGAGGCAATGTCCTCAACAAACTGGCGGTAGGTGGCGATCTGCTCGTTGAGGGGCAGTTGCGCCAAGTCACGTACCGCCAAAATGGCGGCGCCCGACGCCTTTTCGGGGTCGATACTGCCCACCGCCGCATCGCCCGAGCCGGCCAGTTCACGGGTCAGCCCCAGCAGTTCATCGGTCAGCCGCTCGGCCGCCGAGCCGATGGGGGCAGGCGAAAGATAGCTGATCAGGTCGGACACCGGCGTGCCCGCCAGATTGTCCACCGCCACCTGCGCCCCGACTTCACTCAGCGCCTCCACACTGTCCACGCGGTCTTTATCGTACACCAGTTTGGGATAGGCAAAGTTGCGTACCGCCTGCGCACGGCGGGCCAAAGTCTTGTTCAGTTCCATTTGGTTCGGGATCAGCCCCGCCACCTCACCGCGGCCGCGGGCACTGCCCTTGACCGACTGCCAGACAAAACTCACCAGCGGATAACGGGTCAGTCCCCCCGTCACACGCCCTTGCCCGTCGATGGCGCACAGCGCACGGTCGGGCTGGTAGATGCAGGAGCGGGTCGAGCGCACCGTGTGCACATACCCCGCCTCGTCCTTATACAGATAGAGCAGGCAGGTGCACTTATCCCCGCCCACCTCGGCACGGGCTTGCTCGGACAGCAAATGCCCCGTGCTGTCGTCGGGCGCGATCTCGGCCAGCACCTTTTCCTTTACGCCGGCCTTGCGCCCTTGCGCCACCACGTCGGACACCAAACGGCGCTCGGCAATCAAAATGTAGGGCTGACGCTGGATGTCACGGCACTGCTCATCGCCCAGATAGATGTTGGTGTTATCCAGCACCTCAGCACGGCCGTCGGCATCATAGAAGTACAGGTAACTGTCCCCCGCCACCGCCGCGTCCCGCACCGTCTGCCAGGCCAGCGTGTCGAGTTTGAAACTCTCCCAGCGTGAGGCGGCAAATTCGCCCAGCCGTTCGCACAGCGCCGTCTGCGCCGCCCGACTCTCCTGCGAGCCTTGCGGGGTAAAGGTGATGGCCACCTGCCCCTGCGCCACCGTCGCCACCTTGTTTTTCACGGTGGGGGCGATCAGGTTCATCACGGGGTAATCCTCGCCCGCCTCCCATTGCTCGCCCAGCATAAAGCGGTGGGCCCGCTCGGTCGCCGCATACAAATCAATGCGCCGATGGTGTTCTTGGCCCTTTTCATACAGAGCCCAAATCTCCGTTGCGTTCTTCATGTTCTTCTCCTTTCAAATTCAAAGAAACCGTAGGTTTCTACCTTTTGAAGCCTTCCCCTTGAGGGGAAGGTGGCACGCCATTTCTGCCGAAGGCAGCATTGGCTAAGCCAATGTGGCGTGACGGATGAGGTGCTTTCTGGCCTGATCCATTTTTATTGCCACCCAACCACCCAACGCACAGCGCATCAAAAAGGCGGTGGCAATAGCAATGTTTTTGTCCGGACGGCACCTCATCAGTCAGCCATTCGGCTGACAGCTTCCCCTCAAGGGGAAGCCTTTAAGAGGTAGGAAGCTCCGCTTCCTTTCATATGATTTTCACCCGCTCCCCCTGCCCCAACTCCCCCTTTTTTTGCACCGCAGAAAAAAAGGGAATCGGCTCGGGCTTGGATAGGTGCGCCGGCCGCGGCCGTCCCGCCGTGAAATAGCGCAGGGCGTCGGGGGCGTGGGTCAGTTCGTGGGGGGTGGTGGCGGCATCGCCGGGGTCATGCTCCGACATGGCCAGAGCGGGCAGGGTGCGGATGAGGTTGCGGCAGGTGGTAAAGATGCGCAAGGCCGCCGCCCGCTGCCCCTGCTCATCGGTGTAGGGGCGAAGCCATTCTTTGAGTTCCAGCCAACCCTGTACGCGGTCATTCGATACCTTGCGCAGGGGAATGCCGCTGTTATGAAAGATCTCGGCGGTGCTGCGCCCCGTGTCCTTGTGGCGGTTCCACAGGTCGGGCGGAGCAAAGGTGGCCGTGATCGGTTCATGGGTCGCCGCCCGTATCGCCTCGGCCGCCTGCGACACGATCAGTCCCGATTGATACACCTCGCGGTAGACCCATGCCCGTCCCTGCTCGTCCACCGCCAAAAACAGGCAGGCCAGCATATCCAAGCCGTAGTCGATGGCCCGATAGCGGGGCCAGTGCCGAGGCAGAGCAAAGGGCTCCACCACGTGCACCTCACGGTCAAACTCGGAAAAATATTGCCCCTCGAACAAGTCCCAGCACCCGTCCAACAGGGCTTTACGCTCCCGCTCGCCAAGCAATTCCAAGCGGCGGCGATAGTCGGGATCGGCCCGCTCCAGATGCGGATTGTCACACAGGCGAGCCGGCAAAAAGATGCGGCTCAGTCCCCCCACCGTAAAGGCGGTGTCGGGCGGAGCGGGGTCGATAAACCTCGATTTAACCCAAGAATGACCAAGCCCACCGGGATTCGTAGTAGACTTTACTGATTTAGGAAACTCGTTGGCGCCACGCACACGGGAGATGAGATAGCGGTACATATCCTCGGTAAAATGGGTCAGTTCGTCGAATCGGATGACGTCGTACTCGGCCGACTGGTATTTATAGATGTCGTTGGGGGCATCGAGCGACCCGAAATCGATGAGCGACCCGTTGGCAAACCGCCCGCAATGGCGGGAAGATTCAAATTTGAAGATCTCCCGCGGATAGAGGTCGAGCGCCTGACGGATGAGCGTCTTTTCCAATTCCCCGTAGGTGCGCCGCAGGATCAACTGCTTGGAGCCGGCATAGGTCGTGGCGTAGAGGAGCGCATCGCTCAACTGCCCGTAACTCTTGCCGCCGCCCGCCGCCCCGCCGTAAAGCACCTCAAATTCCTTGGCCGCCACAAACGCCTGCTGGCGGCGTGTTAATGTTAACGTCATTCGTCCGTCCTCACCTCGATCCGAAAACTCTCCGCCTCGTCCCTCGGCTCCACCGCCTCGCGGATAATGTCGTAGGCTTTGACGTCGCCCCGCATCGCCTTGGACGTGATGGCCAGCGCAATGGCCTTGGCGGCCGTGATCTTCTTGGGCATCTTAACAAAGTCGCCGCATACCTCCTCGGTCGCCTGCTTGCTCAGCCGTAGGGGCAACACCATCCCAAACGCCTCTTTCAACTCATCCCTCATACCTCTTCACCTCTTAATTCTTAATTCTGACCTCTTAACTCTCCTCAACTTCCCAAAACGGAACGAACAGATCCTCCTTCTGCAGGGTGATCTCACTGTTGTTTTTCAACCTGCGCTTTCGCGGCGCCCGAACGTAGTGAGTATCTTTTTCTTTTTCTTCTTTTTTTTCTTCTTCTTGGGTACCGCTGTATACTTTTGTATGCCACCGCTTTTCAATATTGTCCTTCATCTTACGGCATTTCTCCTCATAAGCCGCCTTGTCCCGATCGATCAGCATGGCAAAGGTGGGAAAAACAATGTCGGCATTGCCCCGAAGCGGCGGCACCTTGCCAAATTCTCCGTAATCCAGAATGGCATCCAGCAGTTGTCCCTTTTCTTCATCGATCAGTTTGCTTATCACCTCCCGATAGGTGTAATACAGCTGTACAAACTTCATCGCCAAGTCATCCCACCTCACTTTCTGTGTCAATTTGCGCCCGTTTGGTCATATTTGTTGACATAATATTGCCTTTTTCATCGAAAACCTGTCATTTAATGAAACACATAATCAATATAGGAACCTTTATCTCGTCGTCGCAAACTGCGCTTTGCTCCATTCGCCTGACGGCGAATATCCGCCCGCTCCGTTGCTCCTCCTCTCGGCTCGAAACCCGCTTCGGGTCGCTGTGGTCGCCTGTCGGCTTCCGAGCAGCCCCTCGCTTCCTGTTTCTGCGCCGATTTACGAAAATACGTAGTCAATATAGGAACCTTTATCAATTTCGATGTATTCTCTGATCATGTTGTCATCGCTCTCCTCGAGCGCCGCCTCAAAACGGCAATCGACGGCCGAGCAGACCGGTCCTCTCTCGGTTTCCATCATCGGTTCATGCGGTCCGATGGGTCGTCCGCAAATGCGGCAGACCTTGTGCGTGGGTACGCAATCGTAACACCCGTCGCACTCCCGCCCGTCATAGCATAGCAT